ATATCGGATGGAATAAACTGTGCAATCTTTTGATTGACACCCTTGGATGTAAGTACATCCTTTAGAATCCGCTCTTTTTGGGCCTTGGTGAGTTCACCATATGATGTCTCAAGTTCTTTGTTTCTGCGCTGCTCAGCCTTTAGTTGCTTTCGTAGTCGCTTAACAAGGTCTGAATCTGATTCAAACACAGGTGTGCTTGTTTCTTCATCGTCTTCGTCATCTGCCCAGTATTTGTCGCGGTTTTCGCTCATAGCGAGTCTCCCTTTTAGTAGTTGTCGCACACCTCAATTCAGATGGGGTATCTGCATTGGCTTGTACTTTCGGTCTTGTACGCCCCCTGGGGCCGATGGGTCCAGGTGGGGATTCTTTTATAGGAGTCCTAGTACGTTTCTTTGACGTAAGGAACCTGATGTAGTACCTGCTGTGCCTCTAAAGGCTGCTTCTTCTTGTGCTTTTAAGCGCTTGCGACGCTCAGACTCAAGACCACTAAATTGTTCTGTTTCAAGTTCTGATTGAATCTGACCCATAGTTGCTTGACGTTGGGTCTCATAGATTCCAGAAAGTTTAGTTGTAGTGCCAAGTTGAGCAGCGATGTTCTCAAAGCCTTGGGCTGCAAGTGTTGATGCTTCTGTTTCACTAACACCCTTTTCAACCATTGTCTGTGCAATAGCCTTGAAACGCTCACTGTTAAACTGAATACCAGATTGAGCACGGCGGATAGCCTCTGCTGCAAATGCTCCAGTAGTACGATTAATGTTTAGTTGTTCCTGACCAATCTTAGGGTCCATAAAGAAATCCTTGAGGTCAGCAGCAGTTGCAATGTAACCAAGTTTTTGTAGAGCCTCAACATAGGCTGGGTCTTGGTTAACTGACTTGAGAGTAGCAATATTTGCTCGCTCAGCCAAATCTTTAGCAGTAACATTGTTTTTGGCGTACAGTTTTAGAGATTCTTTATCAAGATATTTCTTGCTTAGGCTGTACTTGTCTACTACCTCTTTGTATCCTTCAACTGCATTAAATAGTTCATTAGCAGACTTAGGAACTACAAGGCCTTCATTAAGATAGCCATACTCTGTGTAGAAAGGTGACTCAATCTTTGCCCCACTCTTGAGTGTATACTCCTTGTTATTTAAGAATACCTCTATAGCGTTATCATAATCAAGACCTTCTTTTAGAAGAGATGTCAAGAAAGATGTAGATGAGTCAATAATTCCAGATGAAAACCCAAGTGCACGAAGTGCTGCTTTAAGGATATCAACATTCTTTGTTGGTCCAGTTTCTGTAACAGATGTTGTAAGACCATTGCCTGTAATATCTGCTGGGGGATTAAGTGTAGTAACAACCTTCTTAGGAATAATAGCAGATGTTCCATCTGAGTAACTTACAGTTGAACTGCCATCTGAATTGACTACAGTAGCAATAACTGTCTTTCCGCCTGCGCCAGTCTTTAGACCAGTGCCTGAAACAAGGTTACCATTTACATCATAAACATTTCCATAGTTAGTTGTGCGTGTCTCAGGAATAGCAGCCCCCATAGGGAATACTTCCTTGTAGGTTCCAACGCCACCAGCACCAGTGCGAACAAATTCAATTGTTGCTCCTGCTGCTTTACCCTCAACTGTTAGTTCAGGTTGAGCCTGTGCTTTATATCCAGCAGTAATACGAGCATTTGCTTCTGTAGCAGTTTCTCCTGGAAGACGATTTGCACGGTCAGTAGACTTACCACCAGCAGCAACTACCTTTGCTGTTGCAGCATCAATTTCTGCCTGTGTTAAAACCTTTGGTTCATTTGCTTTTGCTTTTGCTGCTGCCGCTAAACGTGCCTCATTTGCTGCATCTGATGCTGCCATTATGCACGCCCTAACTTGCTTCTTAGACCTTGGGTTAAGTTAACAGCCTCATTAATAGCCGTAGAAGTCCCGCCATATCCTGCATCACTCATAATTAACTTGGTCATTTCCCAATCGTTAGGTAGGCGATACTTACCATCATCACCCTTAAAATTAAGGGCTTGCTTAAGTATAGGGTCCTTCTCTGTTACATCTCTTTCAAGAGCATTAGATAGTGACTGCATGAGTGGCTTGACATACTTGTCAGCGTCTTCTCCTGCATTTACATAATCAGCAATACCCATATACTTTGAAGCAACTTGGTTGCGGATAGTAGTCTTATATTTGTTAATCTTTTCTTGTGCTACATTTTGGTCAGCAGTACTAAGAATATCCTTAATAACTGGTGATAGCGTTGCAAAGTCTGGTGCTTTAGCATAGTTCTTTACACTTGCCCCTACTAAGTCATCATAAATAGCCTTAGCAGCGCCACCTAGATTCTCAACATTAAACTTATCATTTGGAAAGTTTTTAACCAAGAAATCAGCAAGAAATTGCTGTTGTTCTTCGGCGTTAAATCCTTCACCAGATGTTGTTGTAGAAACCTTATTGATTGCTTGGTACTGTAAAACTCCATCAGCGTTCTTTAACTGCTTTGAGTACTGAGGATTGCCAAACTTATCAATCTTCTGCTTCTTAGTAGTAGGGTCAATAACTGGCTTGCTCTTCTTGTCATAGACAGGAGCATAAGATGTCACAGTAGATGTAGTGCTAGTAGCAGCCTGTGCCTTGATTGTAGAGTTCCACTGGTTGACAAACTTCTTGTCTAGGTCTGCAGTAGGTGCTACGCCAAATGCTGTGTAATAAGCATTACCAAACTCAAGACGAGCCTCTGTTTCATCCTTCAACTGTAAGGCAGTAGATATCTGCTTATTATACTTTGTAGTAGTATCTGGCTGCTTAGGACCAGGCTTAGCACCAACACCATAAGCCTTAAGAGTCTCTAGATATGAGATAGGGTCTGCATTGTTAGCAGCAGCAAGACCAATAATTGTAGCCATTGCAGAATCATCTCCAGCCCCAATTACACCAATAGGTGTCTTAGCCTTAGAAAATCCTGTAGCACGAGCAAGTGTTTGCCAGTGGTCAAACATATTAGTTGCTTTAGAACCACTAGGTGCTGCTTGAGCACTAAGCATACGCTTTAAGTTCTGTAGTTCAATAGCCTTTGCAGTGGCATCAGGTGCGTTTAAGTAAGGCAAGTAAGGGTTAGTAGCCCCATACATATTAGCAGGCATCCCACTTAAGATTGCATTAGACATTGATGAAAAGGCGGTAGGTGTTTGAAACCCTGTGTTATAAGGTACTTTCGGTTCTGCCATTTTAGCCCTTCAACTGTCCTGCGAATACTCCGTAATACATACGAGAGAATGATGGATTATCGACCATTAATTGCTCAGCCAATGAAACAAGTTCATTACGCATGAGTGTTGCTAATCCACCCTTTGCAGTAAGTTCTGCATAGTTGGATACCTTTGCTTTGTTAAGTATAGTTTGGAACTCTTGATACTTAGGATAGAACTCAGATATCTGGTTATATACAGATGACTGAGCAAATGCTGGGTCTTGTAGTGCCTCACCAATACGAGCAATGCGCTCTTGCGCTGTACCAGTTGTGACAGTATCAGGTGGACGTGAGCCACCAAATTGCTTGTTTAACTTGTCAATCTGCTCTTTATACCAGAAGTCTGGGTAGCGATTAGCAATCTGCTGTTCTGCAATCTGGTCCTTAAGCATTGAGTAAACCATGCTTTCAGCCTCATTAGATAACTCTGTAGCAGATAGACTGCGACGACCACCTGTATTCTTCTGCCAGTTGTAGTACTTAAGTGAGTACTCTCCACCAGGGAAGAAGTAAGGAACTATATCTCCAGGAGAACGAGCATACTTATCAGCAGCCTTCGGGTTATTATTCAACCAAGTCCATGCATCATCAGTACCACGTACGTTACCTGTAGAACCACCTAGTGCAATAAGCAAGTTTTCAGCACCAAATGACTCAGCAAACTGATAGACAGACTTGCCATAATCACCTGGATTCTTACGAGAAATCTCATCCCAGTGTGAATAAAGCATTGTCAATGTCATAAACTTTACTTTGTTCTCAGGAGTCTTAATCTTTGCAAGCACTTCTGTAGATGGAGTAGCAGGTGAGATGCTCTGGAACAGTGCATTCAAGAAGCCAACCTCACGAGATAGCGATTCAGCATCTTGGAATAGTCGTGTACGCTCTGCATCATTTGCTAATGGATTAGTTCCATACTTGCCAGTAGATGCTAAGTATGATGCCCAGTCCTTAACACCACGCTGTACCATTGTCTCATCACCCATACGGTATGCAATACTCTTGCGTAACCATGCTGGAAACACGAAATCTTCTGCAGATTTAGGTGCACCAAACGGTGTAATAATGTCACGTAAAATGTCATTAACTGGACCAAATGCTGTTGTTTTACCGCTAGCAGCGTACAATCCCTGTAGTGCAGGTCCAATACCAGGCAACCCTGGGTTAACCTGACCAAATGCTAAGTTAAGTGACTGTACTGGTGCAGTAATCTGCAGTGCTTCACGAGTATCAATGTTCATACCAGCCATAGCACCCATAACAGAACCTACTAGAGGAATCTTAAACTGCTTATTAGTAGAACCTGGCTCAGTATAGAAGAAACCTTGGTTATCATCATAAGTCATACCAGTCACATCATAGAGTGTGTTTGAACCCTCTTGATTAAGTGAGTTGTATGCCTTACCGAATTTAATAGCAGGTACTGGATTAGCCCAGAACAGTTCATTCCACTTGTTAAGTGTATTGTAATGTGCCTGTGCAAATGGGAAGGCTAGACGCCATGCGTTAGCCCACTGATTCTGACGTGCAGCATCATAGAATAAATCTTTAACATACTTAGAAGCCTCGCGTGCAGCCATCTGGTGGATGGTCTGTAGTTCAGTAGCACCCTGATGTACATAATCAATGTTCTTCTGACGCTTTGAAAGTTCTTGAGAGATGATACGCAGTGTAGGATGCTTACGACCTACTGGACGACCCATAACAGTTACAGGAGCCAGTGAGTTGTTTGCACTTGTAAGCAGTCTCTTAAGGTCATCTGTCTTAAGCATTGGGGCATAGCCACCAATGAAGTCCCAGTAAGACATTTGATACTCAGGACCAAAGTTATACTTAGACTCTAGTCGAGTTGCTAGTTCAAAGAACTTGTCAACTGCGTATGTAATTTCCTTAGGACCAGCCTGGCCAATAGCACGCTCTGTAGTTACGAATACATTAGAACCTGCTACATCATCTGCTGTAAAGTTGTTCTCGATTGCCTTGAGGAATTGCTTCTCAGCAACTTCCATTTCAGCGGTATTCTTAATACCCTGAGCATAAGGAGCACGAATCTTGGTTAGTTTCCCACCCTTTTCAACAACAACCTCACCATTGCGAAGTAGTTCTAGTACTAAGTGTGACTTAGGACCACTACCTGCAAGTGCCTTGATGTTACCTGCAACAGTATCTACCTGCTTCTCGTCAAAGAGATAGATAAAGATATTATCTGCGTTGAAGTTATCTTTACCAAATCCTGCACTAGGGTCCTTCAAGAATAGGTTACGGATACCTTCGTTCTTCTGGAATACACCTGTTGAGAAGTCCTTAAGGATGTTATCTGCAGTGTCATACTCATCGATAAGTTTCTGTACATAGCCACGCTTGGCTGCTTCATCACCATTCTGCATCAACTTTACTACATCTGGAATAAACTTATCAGCCACAAAGTTGTTAATAGTGTAGGCAAAGCCTTCCATAAACTGTGGATGGTTAGAATCTACTACCTTATAGAACTTAAATACCTGTGAGTGACGGCTAGAACGCATATCAGATACAGACTGCTTACGATTAATGTTTGAACGGTATGCACGAACTGCATCTGTTAGTTCTGCTTCTGCATCTGATTCCTTGAATATCTGACCTGTCGCATCATATTGATACTTACCCCAGCGAGATACCAACTTCTGGAACTCATTGCCTTGTGGGTTTGCAATCACCATTGATAGGAATGATAGCGGACTTGAAATCAAGTTATTGTGACCTGAGAACAATTGACGCATTTGCATTTCTGCAATGTTACGGAAGATGTATGAGAATCGGAATACCAACTGTGCTGTACGCCATACATCGCCAAGTTCTTCTGCAAGAACCTTACCCTGACGTACGCGACCATAGACAGCATTAGCCTGGAAGTTAGTTAGAGTCTTTAAGACTGCTTTGCTATCAGGAAGATTAATCATATCGCGGAGCAACTGGTGTTCCAAGATTGCATCTGGCAGTAGAACTGCTTCTCCACCAGCATTAACAATGTTTGCTACACGATTTTCAACAGTTGAACCTAGGCTGTAAGCCTTTTCAATTGCTTCTTCGCTACCAGAAATCTTAGTTGAACGCTTAAGAACATCAATCTCTTCTGGAGTTAAATTAAGTTTCTTACCAATCTGCTCAGTAATCTCAGTGATACCTGATTCAATTGCAACAGCACGCTCTTGGTTAGTTGTAGCCTTGAACAAGTTACGCTGCATAGTAGCAATAACTGCTTCTTGACCTTCTTTACCAAGTACAGTCTTAAACGCTGCAGAACTTACCCAGTCCTCAACGCCATTAACAAGACCTGATGTGTCGCCTAGGTTAAGCATTGTACCGCGTACATAGAATCGGTTAAACGACTTTTCAATCGCTTCTGCGTAACGTACTGGTGCAAACGATATTGGGTCAACCATACGTGCTAGAGGGTTTGCTGTCATCTTGCCAGCCTGAGCCTTTAGACCTAGTGATAGTGACGCTTTAATGTTACGAGGGTCAGTACCCTCTACACCCATGTGCTCTAGGAATACTTTAAGTACATCATCAGGTGTCTTTGCAGCAGTCAATGCCTGAACAATCTCAGCATCTAACTTCTTACCGAAGAAACGGTGTACAGTTAGTGCGTCATCTTCTTTTGCAACTACTTCTGCAATCTGATTAAAACGACGACCAAGCATGAACTGTAAAGGCTTAGAGAAATCTTTACCAACCTCGCCACCAAAGTTATCGACAATACCAATTTCAGAACTTAATTGCTCACGAAGAGCGTTCTTTTCTGCAATTTCAGTTTCAATCTTGAGTAACTTGCTTAGTCCCTTGTACTCAGGGTCATTAATAAGTTCACGAAGAATCTCTGGGTCTTTGTTAGCCAACTCACGAAGAGATGAAATGTAAGCAATTCGGTCATCTAACTGTATTTGCTGGTTAAGAATATCATCTAATTGACCCTGACGGGAAGCAAGAGATGTCTCTGTATCCTGAATAGATTGAAGCAACTTAGCAATATTAGGACCGAGGTTAGTTGGGTCTGCAATTTCTGCAGCAGCCATAGCAACCTCTGCACGAGATGCAGCAAGACGCTTGGTATTGGTGACTACAAAACCACCTTCTGCTCCATAAATCGAACGGATGTTCGAAAATCCGTCAACCTTCCAGATGTCTGTAACTGCATCTGCAATCTTAGACATAACAGCAGGGTTTTTAATCTGTGCTACACGGCCAATGAGCGAACCAAGGCTTTCGCCTGCTACAAGTTCATCGCCAACTGAATAAAGTGAACCTAAGAAACCTTCAAAGTTAGCAGTATCTTGCTTAAGTCCACGAGCAAGGTCATCAAATGCTTGCATCGCTGCAACATCGCCAGTTTCAGTAGACAATTGCTCTAATCTATCAATTAACTGTGCACGACGAGTAGACTCTTCTAGGATTTCATCCTGAGATGCACCCTTAAAATTGTCTGCAAGGTCAAGTAACTTAAAATCTTCATTACCCTTAGCAGTCATGACGTACTCATCTAGACCACTTGCTCCAACTGTAATCTTACCAGCCTCTGGAAGTTCATCTGTAATGATAAATCCATCAAAGAACCCACCAGTGTTCTTCATATCAGCAGATAATGTATCCACTGCTGTTGTTAATTCACCAGTTTGAACCTTTGGGTTATAAACGAACCACTCAGCAACTTTATTAGGTGCAAGAGTTGCAGCCGAAGTTGGGTCTGTTGCAAGGTTTGCAAAAACATCTTTATCTGTATTAAGCATTTTAGCAGCAGTCTTAGAAAGAACTGCAGCCTTCTGCTTTTCAAGAGTAGTAACTTCTAGCGCAGTCTTCTGATAAGTAGAATTAATACGCTTGTATTGCTTTGCTGCTTCTTTCTTTGCAAGTGCTTGCAGTTCAGAAGTATCCTTGGCTACAGATGCAATCTTCTCATCTTGTAGTGCTTGCTGTCCAGCCTTAGATAGTGGACCTAATTCTTCCTTAAACTTTGAAACCTGCTTACCTTGGCGTATTACCTTTGTAGCAGCACCAGCACCAATCCATGATGTTGGGTCTAAAGCAATGTTAAGAGTAGCATCAAGTAATCCCGACATTACCTTGTATGCTGTTGTATCAGGGTTAGCACCTAATGACTTGGCTGTAAAGCGACCAATCGTAAATGACTCACCGTTAATCTTACCGTATGCACCCATTGCTTTTGCTTGGTCTTTTCCAACGCGTGACTCAGGTGCAATAAAGAACCCTGAACCAGTGCTTACTCCAGGCTTACCGCCAACAACATCTGCGATAAGAGCACCAAACTGTGTGTTCTTTCCGCCAAGTGTTCCTAAATCTTTTGCAAACTGTCCGAAGTTACCTACTGAAAGGTCGCGTGTAAGTGTAGTTGCAAGGTCATAAGGCTGACGAAGCATAGCAAAGCCTACACGAGTAGCACCTTTAATTGGGTCGTAGACAATATTGCTAAATGCTGAGCCAATAGAACCTAGAACTCCACGGTCTTTCTTGACACTTGACTTAATCTTTTCAACATTCATTGCATCATTCTTAAGTTGTGCAATGCCGTCCATTGAAACAATCTTGCCAATGCCAGGTGTATTAACACTAAGCCCCTGTTGAACCATAGCCATAACTAGGTCTTTGCTCATATTTGGGTAGCGTGAAGTAATCTGACTAAAGTTATCAAATTTATCAGGCGTCAAAGAAGCCATCTGCATACCAACCATACGGCGCATTGTTTCGCCTTGGTTGTTATACAGTGATTGAGCAGCAGGAGATAATGTTGGGTTAGCCACTAAATACCCAATTCGTTATATGCTTCAACCATCAAACGTAATTGGCGTGAGTTAGGATTTGCCATAAGCATTGCACGTGCAAGAACAGAGCCTTGGTCAATTGCATCAACTGGTGTAGGCATTACTTCTTGTCCTCCGCCAGGACCATATGTTGCACCCTCTGATAGAGGAACTCCCTGTGTACCAGGAGCAAATGCATTAACAGCATCTACTGAACCTGACAAAGGATTACCCTGTGGCATTGATGGCATAGAAGGTGTAGGTACATTTGTAGAAGCACCTTGTGCGATGCTAGTTACGTCTGCGCGCTCACCATAAGAACCACCTGACATATTCTGAATCTTTGCTTCGCGTTGAATCTTTGCTACGCGTTCTGATACATTTTTATCAGTACGAGATGAGTTTGCTCCCATGCCTGAGACTACTTCGTTAACAGCCATTAGTCTTCATCCTCATCTAAGTGTTTTCTAATATCATCTAGTGTTGGTGCAGATACCATCCATTCAGGACGCATCTCTGTTGCAGATAAAATCCACAATGCATTATCAACTGTAAATCCTGCTTTACGCAAAGACTTATAAAATTCATGTAACTCGATAGCATACTGGTCTAGTTTTGAGTAGTCTTCATCAACTACCTTTTTCTTTCTTGTAGCCATTTGAGTTCCTTATCCTAGTCCTGCTAACATTGTTGCTAAATCTGGGGCTTGTTGAGGGGCCCCGCCAGAAGGTTGTCCAGGAGCCGCTGGGGACGGGGGCGCTTGCTCAACTGGGCCTTGTGTGCCTGGCGGAGCCATCTCCGACTGCGGAGGCTGTTCAGGTGTTTCCACCTTAAACACTGCCAACGCAGCAGACTCTATGCTCTCCCCTTTACGACGACGCTCAATGACATCGGCAATATTCTGGATTAACTTAGTTGGGTCTTGACCCTGTGCGACCATTGCTGGAATTGCTTGCGCACTTGCAGTAATAGATGCAGTAAGATTCTCGCGCATCTTTTCAATCTCAATACGCTGTTCTTCCATAGTAACGTTAACGCTCCATGGCAACTCGCGACGAATAAAGTCCTTAGATACTAAATCAGCACCTAGTGCTTGAAGAGAGAAAATTAGAGCACGTGAAGGGTCTAATCCAGCCATCAAGCCATATCGGACTTCTACCGAAGTATCGCCCTTAATGTCCTTGCCTGGCATGTACTTTAACTCGTACGGTGTTCCTTGCGCGGTTCCTCTAACTGTC